TGGATCTAAATACGCAGAATATTGTTCATTAAGAAGTTTCTCTATAAGCTCTTGATAAACCTCTTTTCCGAACCCCCAATATCTTGGCGTCATCTCGGCGTCGGCTCTGTCAACAACGACAGCATAAATTCTCTGTCTAGCAAACATCTGTTTTGATGTTTCTTTGTCGCCGCTTTGATATAGAGAATAACCAAATTCACAAACTGGACATGTTTTGCCAGAATTCATGCGAGGGCAAAGAATACCTGATCCTTCTCCTATGCCATAATGAAACCATAGCTCTACAAACGGATCTTCGCTGTATGGATTTTGAATAAGACGAACCTTTCTAGAATCTCCAGCTTTTGGTTTTTCTGTTGGCCACTGTTTTCTTTCGCCCTTTTGGTTTCTATTTTTTGGATTTTTTAGTAAATCTAATTTTTCTTTTAATTTTTGTGTGTCTAATGCCATAATGTTTTTAATCTCCTTAAGTGTTTTTTAATTTGTTTTTGTTGTTTTTTAATATTTTACTATCTTTTTTTCTAGTCGGCTTGCGAGGCTTAGTTATTATAACCTGTTCGACTGGTTCTGGTAAAACTTTTTCTACAACAATTTCTGTTGGTATAATTAGTGTTTCAGCTGGGCTATTTTCAACTATATTTTTTTCAAATTGTTGTTTAATATCAAGCACTTGGCGTTCCAAGGAAGGCTTATCCCAATGCTTATAAAGTTGTTTATTTCCAACCATTTAAAGCTTCATCTCCTCGTCAGACTTTTCAGGTAATTTTTTTTCTTCTCCTGTACAAAAATTATCTTCCATGTATCTAAATGTTATTAAAAGTCCAGAACTAGGACCAACAAAAGGAGGATACATACACCAACATCCCTCTTTTCTCTTGTCATCTCTGATAGTACTTACATCCCATTCCTTTATAAAAGCACACCTCAAAGGAAGATTATCATTTATAATAGCACGAGTCTTACTATCTGAAGATAAAATAATATTTACAGAAGATTTTGTGTCTGCGGTAGCGGGCTTTGAACCTGCGCAGCCACACAAAAGCACCAATAATAGCAAACTCTTTTTCATGAAAGCTCCTTAAATGTTTTCATATTCCCAAAATTTTGTCCTATTTTGACAGTAACAGGAAAACTAGAACCAAATAAATCCTTGTGTTTTGTTTCCATAATATTTTTAATTTCTTTTATAAGTGCCATTTCGGAATCATGTATGTAAAAAATGATACAATCATGAAAAGGAAGCAATATTCTAGACTTCCTATCTTTTAAGCTCTGATGGATTGAAACCATCAATGTTAGTATAGCATCAACCTCGTTTGAGGTAATATAATTCTGAAATACTATATTTTCTTCCTCGTTGCCACAATGGAGAGTTCTGCCAAACTTGTTAACTAATTTGTCATTATGCTTAACCGAAAGCAATTTTTTTCTGAAAAACAAAATAGCGCCTGCGACATCATCAAATATTGGATGTTTCCTCTTTTTAGCGAACATCCAAGACAAAAATTCTATCTTGTTTTTTTCTCGCTCGCCAGGAAATACAGAATAAATATCTTCAACATCCACAAATTTATTTCTAAAGTCTTTATCGTCCGTACAAAAAATTGCCAATCTAGGCTGAAAGCTTTTAAAGTCAAATTGCACAATTTGATAATCTTTAGGAGCTACAATACATTTTCTTAATTCTTTTGGTAAATGATATATGCTAACTGTTCCCTTCTTAAAAGAAAGTCTACCTGTTTTTGCTCCTACGGCACTAAAATGAAGAAAAAGTTGATCGTTCTTTGCTAATAATCTAATCAAACTAGAAAAGCGAGAATTATCCTCTTTGATTGAATTTAAATCTATATAAAGTGGGCTACTAGATATTTCAAAAAGACACTTTAAAACAGAAAAAAAAGTTTTATAGAACTCTTTCTCTTCACTCTTTTGATAAAGTTCATAGAGAATGGCTGATCTTTCAGAACAAATTTTTTCATAAAGATCTTTTGGTAGCAATCTTTCTATAGAAAATTTACTATAATCTATTTTTGAATCCTTATAGCTCTTTAAATAAGCATTCATTTTTTTAGAAAGCAAAATATAATTAGCAATCCTAGATCTGCCAAGGACCTTTTCGGCCAAGGGAACTAAATCATCTGTTTCGTAGCCCGCCAAATCATATAAAGTTTTAACGTCATATATGATTTTGTTCTTGTCTAAAAATGGATAAGAGTTAAAAAAGTCAAAACAAACTAATTCATCTGTTTGTCTGATACTGAAAAACTTATCTTTTAGAGAATTAACAAATTCTGTGCTCACACAGATAGTATATCACAACTTAGTGCCACATAAATTCTATATTAGTATTAAAACCCTCTGCACTAAGTCTATGAACAACTTTTGTAATTTTGTAAAGACCATCTATCATAAATATGCCAGCCTCTAAAAAGAAAACTCTAAACGGTTTCCATCCAGGATGACCTAACAAATTTCCTGCGCCCTTCAGAGGAAGAGTCAACGGAGTAACAGGAACTTCATCTAGAGCTTGTCCTGGAGCTATTGTTGAACGAGGACCGATAATTCTATCCCTGCTCATTCTTTCTATTAAGGCTGCCTTCATGTATGCATCACTAATTTGAGATAATGAAATGTTTTTAATAAATGAATTAGCGTGGCCAAGAGTGACCACTGGCACAGTTAAGCCATTTAACACAGCAGACTTAAATGCATCATAAGAAGTTTTTCCTTTTGGAACTCTTGAAATTGTTGGAGGAATACCAAACTTTGTATCTATGATAGACAAGTCAATTGTGTCCCCATTGTTAGAAAAATTAATTGCTATATCTGGCATGTTAAATTCGTCTCCAATAGGGTGAGCTGCATTCCAATATTCTTTATTTTCTATAAAGTTAGAAATAATTGTATTTAAAAGATCAGATATGGTAATGACAATCTTTCCTTTATCTCTGTAGTTTTCTATTTTGGCTCTAAAATCATTCAAATTAATGGGAAACTCAGCAATAGATTTGCTAGTGACTCCTTGTATTTTTGGAGTCTTTTCGTTAAAGTTCCCGTATATGACTCTTAGTTTGCTAACATCTGGCATAATTTTGCCTAAAGCCTGCAATGTATCGTGGCATAGCGTGCTAAACAAATCATGAAACGGAATACAATCTATTTTGTGACGACCGCGCTTACTAGAAAAGGCAATTTTTTTTATTAAACGACGATCAGAAAGATGTTCAGATCTTTCTGAAAAATTCTTGGAAATTTTGCCACGAACTTGTTTTTCAATATTATTAAAATCTATAATATATTGTTTTTTTATTTCTGGATCATTTGTATTAGAATCGTGTCTTTGTTGAACTTCATTAATATAGGATTCGTATGTCTTAATCTGTTTGTAGGTTGTGAAAATTCCATCAAACTGATTTCCTGAAGTTGTGCTATTGCTAACTTCATCGCCTAGGTCTCCTATATAAACATTAGAAAATTTATCATTAAATGCCATACCTTCAACGCTTAAATCAATTTGTCCTGTTTCGTCATAAGAGATATCGTATGTCTTGACAGAAAATAAAAGTTTTTCTTTTTGATTTAAAAAAGTATTCGGAGAATTCCATCCATACTCCAAAAGCATTGGAGCAGAAGGAAATAAAAAGCTCATAAGAGAACTATTGACAAGTACGTCTGGCTTATGAATTTTTATTCTTATTTTTACATTCGTATAATAAAGATATCCGCTTGCTAAATCAGTAGATATTTCAATTTCTTTTAGTGACATTTGCGTCCTATCAGAATATCTTTCTCCACTATTAATTTTTGACATATCCAATGGTTTGTGAAAGAATGACACATTCATATCTTGCAATACGCCACCATCTAATTTCATTGTTTTGAGAGATATAAAAGGTTCTGAAGAAGCTAGATCTATAGCAGATACAGATTGGAGATCGGAAACAAAAGAAGATTCAAAATTAAAAATAGGATTAAATAGCTTCCTATCGTTAAGGAGTGGTTTAATTTCATTGACCTTCGTATCAGGAGCCTTATCGGTTGAATCTTTGGCAATATAAAAATAATTTATAGCAGTCATTTAAAATAGTTTCAAAACATCCTGAACATCAACGGGAATTCTCAAGACTTGTCCTTCTTCAAACTTATATGCCCAATCAATATTATTTAGGAGTGCTATGACCCACCAGTATTCACCAGAGCCAAGATGCTTAAATGCTAAATTATCCAACCTGTCAAAATTTGCAATTCTTATTTGAAATGTGGAAATAGCATCCAATTTTTCTTTTGAAGGAAATGTGCTTGTTTCATAAAACTTTCCTTCTAAAATGTTAAGGTTGCGATATCTGCTGAATGCCATGATTATATACCAGTCTTATTTTTGACTTGATCAAAAATTTTCCTTATTTCAGCTTTTGATACAGAAATTGTAGTGTCTCTGCTTTCTGCTTGCGTAACAAATTTCGCTGCCCCAAATGTTGTTGGTCCTGTTGGATTTTCGGTGTCATCTGAAAGCAATTGACCAGAAAATGGATATATGCCAGGGTTGCCATCGTGGATAATAGTATAGCTCAAAGATACAGAAATTTTTCTTGGAACCTTAAAATTTTCCTGTATATTCCAGATTCCATCATCATAAGCAAAATCTAAGAATGTGATATACCCTGGAATGCCTTTCTTGTTTCCCGTAGCGAATAGGTCTCCTATTCTCATTCTTACAATGGGACCAGTTTTTAAAAATCCCTTCGTATCGTAAAGTGGATAAACCATAGACTGAAGCTTGTCTAGCTTTCTATAGATTACTGGCAAATCTTTAGGATCCCAAGCGACAACATCAAAAGCAACATTTACATTTCTTATCGTTCCCTTATAAACTGGTATTTGATCTACGCGACCATAATACCTATCAACTTGCCAATCAGGAGTAAATGTTTCAGTAAGACCATCTTTTAAAAATGCTCTAAAGTATAAAAACTTTTCTGGAGTGTCTCTAAGATCCTGAAACATAAATGGCATATAAATACCATGATCACTAAATTCTTTTTCTACAAAACCTTTTTCTTCATCTAAAGGACTAAATGCAGCATCCAAAGGACCAACACCCGAAACAAGCGCGGCATCAAGAGCATCTATGCCAGTTTCTGGTGTTTGAAAGCCAGGCAAATCAGGCATAGAAGATGTTTCGCCCTTCAAAGAAAGAACATCAGCTTGAAGTGGAATTCTCGCTAAAAGACTTGTTTTGTAGTCTGTGGTCAGCGCACCAATTGTAATTCCTGTAACGTCGGTGCCTCTTAATATAGGTAACGCAGCAGTAGGTATAGCCAATGGATTATACACAGCATTCAAAGGACTCATATTGGTAGGACCTTTTTCTGTTGTGCCGAGCGGACTTATACCACCTGGATTTAAAGACGCCAAAAGAAATTGACTTGCCAAAAATGTAACGCCCTTAGAAATCATTTCTGCTGGTCTGTGTACTTTGTTCTCAAAATTATTGTCTTGTATTGGAAGCGCACCAAACTCTCTACCAATATTTCTAAGCCAATGCGCAACAGCAACAACGTCAAATGTTCTCAACTCAGATGGTACAGGAGAAGTAAACAATCCATATCTACCACCACGGGCTCCAATAGAAATATCGCCATCATCATAAAGATTGCCAAGCCTGTGAGCGCTAGCAAAGTCTTTTCCAATTTGACCTTGCACAGAAGCAAAATCACTTCGAGCAGTTTTAGAAGTTATCTGATCTAGGGCCATAACAGGAGGTTTGCCGTCTGGTCGTAAAGCATTTCCAGCAGAATCAAAATCTTTATAAACATCATTTCTAGATGGCTGTATGAGTGGTTTTGCAAACAAAGAACTTTCTGATGGTACATCACCTGATCTTGGGCCTCTGAACTTAAGCGACGGAGAAGGAGGTAAACCTTGTTTTGCTTTAAGGTCTCCTAAAGTTTCTACAGAATCAGGCGTTCCTCCGATGTTAGATCTTATTTGTTGGTCTCTGTCTGTAATTCTATAAATATCACTTCTCCTTACTGGATCAAAGGATTGACCTTTTCTAAAAGAAGGATCTGCTTTAACTATATCTTTATGTGCTTCTGGATTAAGCGGAGACTGACCGACACTTGCTAATATATCACCAGCAGTAGGTTTAGAGATTGGCGTTCCTCCGATGTTAGAAATAAGTTGTTTTGCGTTAGACAAAGTATTTCCCGCAGGTGGAGATGGAGAATTAGCAAAATCTTGTAAATATTTTTCTGATCGAATTGTTGGATCAAAAGATTGCATTTTTGCAAACTTTGGATCGTTAGTTATATTCTCTTGCCCAGCATCTGGTGTTGGTGGTGGCGGAAGGTTGGGAGCATAAATTTGTTCTCTAGTTAAAAGAACATCCTTCTGTTGAGAAGTGACAACTTGTTGCGGGATGTTGAGTTTATCAACGCCAAATTGATAAATTTCATTCCTCGTTTGTGGAGGCGGACTATGCATTTTAACTGGCGGCACTGAACCAGGACCAGGAATTACATTAGAATGATCGTGTGGATGAGCCAAGCCATCAATGGAACGTAAAGGTGTTACAGAAGCATCGGTGAATGGTCTTAAGTTTGTATATATGTTCCCTGCCAATACGTCTCCGATAAATTGATTTACTAGTTCTAAAAGTGTAGCCATGATGATAAGTATTATTGCCTACTATATTTGACTTGTGCTTCGCCAATCTTTTTACCATCCAAATATACGGCTGCAAGCTCAATCTTTATAATATTTCCAGTAGAAGCACCGCCTGCCGAGCGCGTTGATGCAGTAGATGATCCACCACCACTTGTCAGTGGTGTTGCTGTTGGTGTAGATGTATTTTTAATTTGTGCAGGTGGGGCTGGCATAGAAGAGCTGCCCGTAAGTTCATTTAAAAATGGCACATCACCTTGGATTCTGGCACTCGCCGAAGAAAGGGCTTCGCCGAAAGAAGCACCACTGTACAAAGCTTTTCCAAAATCCCATAGTGCCTGAAAAATGGTAATACCGCTGAGTAATTTAAAAGCTTTATAAAGATTTTGGACAGTCTCAACAATAACCTTTAAAGCTTTACCGTATCCATCTAATCCTTTCCAATTGCTCCAATTTTCGTTCGTATTATTAAGCCATGTCGTTAAGTCTTGAAAAGTTTTGACCAAAGAGCTTGCTAGCTCTTGCATGTTTTTCCCAGGAGTATCCCATCCAAAAATTGTAGATATAAGACCAGTCACCGCTCTCATGACCCTATCAAGCTCTACTCCCCAAGCCATAAGCGTTGATTTGATTGTCGTAAGGCTCTTATTCCATTCTTCGTTAATTCTTATTTCTTTCTTTTTTTGGTTGGCTTTTCTTTCAAGCTTCTTTCTTTCTTCGTCTGATGAGAGAACCAACGAGGCCGTAGCTTCGTCAACACCGAGAGTCTGTGTAATCACATTCCTTTCAAAAACACTAAGCTTATTCCATTCTTTTCCTTGAGCAATCAATTGTTTTCTGAGCATCTCCATGCGTTTCTCTGGATTAGTCTCTAACATAAGCTCAAACGAATTAATTGTCGTTCCAAATATAGCATTCAATTTTGCTGATGCATCGGCGGAACCTTCAAATGTATCAAGCTGTTTACCAAATGCTTCGTTAATTTTTCCAATATCTAAGCCATAACTTTTGGCAATAACAGCAGATTTAGCAAATTCTTTCCTATTTGATGTACCAAAGCGAGCGAGAATGTTAGGATATTTTCCTAAATCTCTCAACACATCATTCACAGGAAGACCATAAGCTTTAGCTCCTTTTTCTGCTTCTCCAAACATATCTCTTACATCTGCAAGACTATTGCCTTGTTTTTGGAACTGCATAATAAGATTTCCAGACTCTTCTGCCGTTAATCCTACAACAAGAGCAAGCTCTTTGCCAAGTTGCTGTGCTTCTTTTGACGCGGCGGACGTAGACATTAATGCTTTCGTAAAATCAGTAGAAAATTGAGCACCTTCCTCAAAAGATTTCCCAAGAAGTTCAAACTGAACTCCCGTAGCTGTCATTTCGTTTTTCAATCGTGCAGAATTTTCAGATGATGAACCTATTTCTTTATTAAAGGAAGCCTGTGCAGGCATAACCTTCTTATCCATAAATTCCCAAAAATTCTTAAACAGAGAATACAAACCAACGAGAGCTGCTGTTGCCAAGGCTACCCCAGCAATGAGAAAACCACTTGCGCTAAAAAGAACTTTTGCAAAACCACCCATTTTATCTAATGCAGGAGCGGTAAGTTTAGAAAGAGTCTCACCAAGATTCTTCGAACCTTTGGCGGCATCAAAAACTTTAGATGGCAATTGCCCAGCCGTGCCGAGCATTGAAGAGAATAGCTTGTCTGGATTTCTTATTTTATTACCAAGATCTTCAACCGCATCCTTAATGTTTCCAATTCTGATAGATTCTAATAGAGCCAGATCAGCTTTCTTCTTTGTAAGTTTTAATTCGTTTTCTACTATTTCTACAAGGTTTCTATGAAATTGTTGCTGTTGAAGAAGATCAAACTTTAAATCTTCACCAGATTTTCCTTCAAGTTCCGCAACCCTTTTTATGTCAGCGATTCTTTGCTTGTTTTGATGATCAAGAAATTTATAAGCTTCTCTTTGGACTTTTTCAAAAATCCTAGAGTTTTTTATCATCGCAGATTCAAGATCGCGTGCTTTAACAAAACTTCTAGACAAGTCCTCGGATGTCGCAAGGACTTCTTCAAGAACAGCATTCATGTTGGTGAGATTTCTTTGCCCACCAGCAAATTGATCGTTAGTCCTAGAGACTATATTTTCAATATCAGAAAGAACACCTTTAAGCTTAGAAGCTAAATCACCAGATTCTTCAAGATCGTCATTGTCTATTGCCAATTAAGTAAAAATCTCCTAAAGCTTTAAAAAGCTCTTATACCATTTAGGATAAAAATCTTTTCCATACTTATCCAAAAAATACTTAGAGCCATTACGTAAATTCTCTACCTTTTTAGAATGTTCATCAAGTTCTTTGTTAAAGCTCACTCTATCAGCTTCCATTTCTTTGAAAGAATCTCTAATTTTAGAAAGCTCCATGAGTGCATAAGAAAGCTGTTCCTTTGTGACCCCTGATTTTGGTTCTCCAGATATAGTAATTAGGTCGTAAACTATCTTTTTGAGGTCAGATAGCTGAGCATTCATTACTTCTGGACTGACTAGATCTTGCATATATCCTTCCCTTCAGGAGAAGAATAACACAAGGAACCACAAAATGCAACCTTATTTTTTGTTTCTCATGGGCTGCATAAAGCTATTTGGCTGAACTTCTTGAGCTTTTTTTATGAACTTCATTCGTTCTGACTGCGACATTGGCTGATTTGGGTCAGATTGGCCATTTGCCTTTTGTTCTTTCTCTTTTTGCTTATTCCAGCGTTCTATAAGCCATTTTCTGTAAGGTACAGGGAGACCCATGACCTTCTCAAGATCGCCTGTTTGGAAGGCATACATATAGTTAAAGCACTCTTCAAGAAATAAATCTTGTTTAGTTGCCGAGGTCAGGCCAAAAAAAGCTTATCCCAAGTGGGATATTTACCTCCGACTGATCGGAGCAATGAGGGCACGAGACCTCTTGTTTCATCTCCACGCCAGGCTCAACCTTATCAATATAGCGTCGTAGCGCCCGAGAATCGCCCGCACGCATGTTATTAATTATGTAGCTTAGCTTCTGTCGATCTGTTTCTCCATTAATTGCTATGACCGAATAGAAGAGTCTAGAGGTAACAGAATTATCAATTTGAGTTTGCAGTTTCTTCTTTTTCTCAGCGACTTTTGAAATTTCAAGTTCATCGCGGCCAGTTAACAATTTAAGTTGCACAACTTGACCAGATCCTGGCAATGTATACTCAAATAAATTTTCATTTTGTCTCAGCGGTGCAGATGATAAGGTCTTAACCTTTAATTGAGCCAAACTAAACTCGTTTTCATAATCTTCAGAGCAGGCAGGACATTGAATTTTTACCTTATAATCAGAACCATAGCCTGTTATTCTTATTGCAACGAGAATAGCATTTCGGTCTCCGACGAGCATATCATCAGGATCAACAGATTTGTTTAGTATGCAAGATTTCAAAAGCTGAGAGATGACCGTTCCGTTTTTAATAAGGGCGCGGGATGTCAAAATATCCTCTTCTTTGGCAGTGAGACATTTAATTTCTAGGCTTTCTTCATTGCTCAATGGATGTCCGATAGGATATACGAGACCTTTGCTTGGCAATGTAACATTTTCAACGGGAACGTCAAAACCTGTTTCCTTAGATACGCTCTCCAATTTTGATGCCTCTGTGGCTTTTTGAAAAATAGAATCAGACATTAATAATGCTCTCCTTGTTGTATACGATAATTAGTAAAACGCTTAAAAATCTGTTTAGATTTTAAGCATAACATAAACTATAGAAAAGTAAAGATATTTAATAAAGCGGTCTTGTAACGCAAAATGTCAAAATTGTAAAATACTCTGATCGTAACGCAAAACGAGAGATATTTCAACAGGATCGCTGGAGGCATAATCAAGATCGTTGAAGTTTGCTTCCTGGATCCAGCAGCCCTGTAATTCGAAATCTTCCACTACTGCACCGACAGGATCAAGAAGCTTTAAATTAATTGTCTTCTTATAAAAGGCTGCATATCCCATACGACCAGTGACATTTTCCCAATCTAGACGGATCCATTCCATCACTTTCTGAGCTGCACTAGGTACAATAGGATCATACAATGTCAAATTAAGAGGTGCCCATGTGCCTTTACCAGATAGATATCTCTTCTGATTAATATAATCAATTACAGTTTCATCAAAGGTAAGCTGTGGGCGAGATGCTGTTTTGGCTGTAAATGCATCTATTCCATTAATTGCAATTATCCATCGAAATTTTCTTTTTGGCTCGTATGTATCGGCGAGCATTGTCTGGATGTCTAAAATTTCAGCCATTCTTTTGTTAAATCTCCGTGTTTATAAATATATCTATCTATAAATTTTTACTCTTCAAATGAAGCTCCACTACGGCTTACAATAAAGTCAATGCTAATAGCTTCTGCTGTTCTTGTTGGGATTAGAAAGATCTTTCCCTTCAACTGATTTCTATCAATCAATTCAGGAGGACTTGTCTTCTCGTCCATTACGACAAGGAACTTATCTAGACCTTGCTTTTGCTGAATATCCGCAAGAATAGGATTGACAAGCTGTTTAAACCTTGTCATCGTATTTGCATTTCCAGGCTCAAACACAAGGAATTTAACCGTGGATGCAATAAGCTTTTTCGCTCTAATGAGCAATCTACGAACATTAATTCTGTCTAATGCCGAGGGTTTCAATTGCAGTGTCTTTTGTCCCCAAA